ATATTTATCATTTAAAAAAACCGTAAAAAAACAAAGGTGGATTTTTTATAGGAACCAGAAAATTGAAATCAGCAGATAATTAGATAAGGTTTAAATCAAAAGAGGTATTACAGGATATAATATATATCCTATGTTTAAATTCGAAACAACCTCAAATCTCACTGAAAACTTTTTATCAAAAAAGTATCCTGAATATTATTCAGAGATGATAAAATTTGTGAAAGAAGAAAATATTTCATTGAGTGAAAAAATATGGCTATTTCAAAATAATCTTCAGGAAAAACCCTTGTGTGGTAATTGTCAGAATAAAACCAAGTTTATAAAATTTTCAGAGGGCTACTATAAATTCTGTTCAAGAAAATGCTCTGCAATTCACTCACACAAAAATAAAGAAGTAAAAGATAAAAGAATTTCTAAAATGCTAGAATATAATCTTGACAAGGAAAAAAAATTACTTATGACTGAAAAGGCCAACTTAACTAAGTCAACATTTTCAGAGGAAAAGAAAAATCAAATAAACTCAACTAGAAAAGAAACAAATTTAAAAAAATACGGTGTTGAAAGTATTTCTCAATTAGAATCAGTAAAAGATATCATAAAGCATAAACTATCGGTCATATTACCAAAAATTAGAGATGAAAAAACAAAAGAAAGAATTGAAAAAAATGAATGCAAATTTTTAGAAGGAAATAGTAAAGAAATTACTATATTTTGTAATAAATGTCAAAAAACATCAACAAATAATCGATCCTTAATTAACCAAAGGATTAGATATCGTGTTGAAATTTGTACTAATTGTAATCCGATAGGAGGATCATCTGACTTTCAGAGAAGTGTAAAAGAATTTATAAAATCAAATATTCAAAATGAAATTTTTGACTCTTATAGACAATTCAAATCATATGAGATCGATATTTTTATTCCGGACCTAAAATTAGGATTTGAATGTAATGGACTTTGGTGGCATTCTGAAATCTATCGTGATAAAAACTATCATAAAAATAAAATTGATTTTTTTAAAAGTAAAGGAATAGAGATAGTGCATATCTGGGAGGATGATTGGAAATTCAAAAAAGAAATTGTAAAAAGTAGAATTTTATCAAAATTAGGAATTTTGCCCGAAAAAATTTATGCCCGAAATTGCCAAATAAAATATGTAAAAAACAAAGAACTAAAAGTTTTTCTGAATCAAAATCACATTCAAGGATGGTGTGTGTCTAAAATAAATATCGGTTTGTTTTATAACAATGAAATTGTTTCAGTTGGAACTTTCGGACATTTAAGAAAAAACTTGGGTCAAAAATCAATTAACGATAATTTTGAATTATTGCGATTTTGCAACAAAAACAACATAAATATTCCTGGATCTTTTTCAAAAATAATGAGTCATTTTATAAAAGAAATAAAACCAACAAAATTAATTTCTTATTGTGACATGTCTTACAATTCTGGTAAATCCTATCTTTTACAGGGTTTTACACTACAAAAGGAAACAGCACCAAACTATTGGTACTTTCATAAAGATATTGGTGTTAGAATAAATCGTTGGAATTTTAGAAAAGACAAATTGATAAAAGAAGGATTTGATGAAAATTTAACAGAGATTGAAATAATGAAAAACAGAGGGTACTATAGACTATTTGATTGCGGATCTTTTCTTTTTTCTAAAGAATTTAATGAAGAAAGAGAAACACAACTGCTAGATATATAATCTTAAAAAATCAACGGTTTTTTATGATTCTAACCAGACAGATTAAAATCAAAATCAATGAATCAAATTTTTCATATTTTGAAAATTTAGGTTATGAACCATCTATTGGTGAATTTTTATTAATACCTATTGAACTTTTATCAAAAGGATCTCACTATAAGATAGAATGCCAATGTGATGGATGTGGCGTAAAAAAATCAGTAATATTCAAGAACTATATAAAATACGATAATCCTTGGGGTATTTATTATTGTAGAAAATGTTCAGAATCTAAAAGAAAAGATACTCTACAAAAAAACTATGGTGTTGAATACCCTATTCAAAATAAGAAACTATTTAAAAAAATGAAACAAACTATTTTAGAAAAGAAAAAACAACTATGATAGTTGAAGTTAATTTAGAAAAGTCATTAAGTTTTGATTCTTTTGAATCACTATTAAATAAATACAAAGATTACAAATCTTTTTTCAGAGAAATAAAAATAAACTCATTAATAGACAAAGGTTCTCAATTTTGTATTGAAGATATTTACCCACCACTTATATGTGGATTAGATCCTGAACATAAAAATTCACAAGTTTTCAGATTATTGGATTCATGTTTTAGAGTCAAATCTATGAACTTCATCATAAAATCTAATCTTTTAGTTGATAAAATTTCATTAGATATTGAAATACTTGACACACCACATGGTAAATTGCTTAAAGATATGATAGATTTAGTAATTTTTAAATTAGAATATATTCACACTCACGATGAAATTAATATCATAGGATTCTACGCCACTACTAATCAATTAGTTGACTAAAACTCAAATTCTCCTCCTCCAGCTTCTCCACCACCTTCAGCAGGAGGAGGTGTTTCACCACCTTCAGCAGGAGGAGTTTCAGCACCAGCTTCACCACCACCTTCAACAGGAGGAGTTACAGCACCAGCTTCTCCACCACCCTCAGCTGCAGGAGCGGATCCACCACCAGCAGAATCACGCATCCAATATCGTTTGTTTTCTTCTTTTTCTTCGTTAGTTAATTTCAAAACATGGTCTATTAGATACTCAATGTGGAAATAAGGAGTTCCATCTGCTTTTTGTATTCCAGTATAACCACCTAACATTTCAATTTTTTTAGCCATATTTCCTAACTTTTTATATTCCTCAAAAAGTTGATTAGAAACAAAATCTACATCCATTTGGTTTAATAAAATTTCATCATCCTTGAACTCAGGAAATTCAACTAACATTTGTAATTTAAGTGGCTTAACTATTATTTCTTTGAAGTTTGCACGTAATCTATTGATAAAATTACTAAACTTTGCTTCTTCTCTTGTCATTTCAGCAGCATCAGTAAAAACATTACCACCACCATTATCACTTTCAAATCTTTGAACTGGAATTTTAGAAGCTCTTTTTAAAATTTTATAAAAATAAGTTAGAATAACATCTTCATTTAAATTATGACCTTGTGGTGATTCTAGTGTCATGTTAGGTGTACCGGCATCACCGTCAGGAAACCAAATCTGTTTGTTATATGGTAAGTGTTTAGTTCCATTAATTGAGAGGGTGCCAAGTGAATCATCCCATTCTACTTCTTCAGAATAATCATGAATTAATTGTCCAATTTGTTCTTCTGCTCTTTGACGAGAAAGACCCTTTACTGGAATAGTGAATTTTTGATAAACAGTTGCATTAATAATATTAAACATAATCTTTGTTTGCTCAATAATTTTCAATTGATTATATGGCTTAATAAGTCCTTCAACATAAGAAGTTTCAGAGTAATCATTTTGTGTAGAATAGGAAATAAAAATAATTTGAGAATCTAAAAATATTCTTCTTAATTGTGGATCTTCTGGAAATTGAACCCAGATATGACCTATTGATGGTTCAAATGATGGAACAAGTGTTTCTGGTCGTAATCTAATGAATTGAATAATATTTTTCTTTTTATCATCCCATACAATTTCCATAGCTAAATATCCATCAATCAAGAAATCTTTCATCATATTCCAAGCTGTGACAGAATCTGAAAATCCATAACGATTATAGATTTTTTCAAAAAACTCTTGATATTTATCAATTACATCCTGTGAATAATCATTTGAAATATTCTTAGGTTTACAAAACTCTCTATCAGAATAGATTACTGCCTCATCACATACGGTAGATACATAATCTCGTATTTCATCTTTGATTGAATACTCTCTTAATATTCTTCTTTTATCCGAATATGAACGATCTAAATACGGTATTGATTTTCTGTTTAGAACAGAAGCAACAGCTCTACGACTAAAAAAGTCATACATAGAGTTACCTTGCATGGTGTAGGGATCTTCATTTATACCAACACCAACTTGGTTACGCATGACCATATCATCATAATTCATACCCCAAGATGATAGATTTCGTAAAATACGACTGAATAATCCTCTATTTTCAATTGCTGAATTGAACTGTTGGGTATTCTGATTAAGAGGATTATATGTAGCTGCCATTAAATTTTCAAAAATTTTAAGGTATATATAAAAATATATTACCTCTCCGCATCCTTCCTATAGATAGAAGGACCACTTTTTGGAAGTTCTTCTATAGGATACTTACTTAATAAATCTTTTAAGTCGGTCCTAAAATTTTCAAAACCCGTTTTAAACTTTGACTCTGAATGAATCAAAGCCTGAAGGACTGTGTGTGTCAATTCTTTTCTCTCATCCATAAGCTTTTGTTCAGCACGATTTGATTCCATATCTTGGCGTAACTTTTGTAAATGATCTAAATCTTCAAACTTTTTCAAATGTCTCATTTATATTTTATATTTTATTAGTATATATAAAAACTTCAAGACAATTATTTATATAATTTGTAAAAAAAATTTATTATATGAACATTCATCTTGAGTATATCTGGACAGATGGTAACAATCCTCAACATCTTAGATCAAAAACTAAAATAATTCAAAAAGATGTTAAATCACAATTTGACTCAACAAATCAAGGTAAAAGTTTAGAAGACTATTTTATAGAATGGAAAAATAATCCAGAAAGTCTACCAACTTGGAATTTTGACGGCTCATCCACTGATCAAGCCACTACCCAAAAATCAGAATTACTTTTGAAACCAGTCAATATCTTCAAAGATCCATTCAAGTTTAATCATGGATTCTTGGTACTGTGTGAAGTATACAACACAGATTGGTCTATTCACAAAACTAATACCCGTGCCTCAATGATTAACACTTTAGAAAAATGGGATGATGAAACAATGTATGGATTTGAACAAGAGTATTTCATCTATGACAACTTAACATCCAAGCCAGTTGGTTGGCCAAAAGATGGATTTCCAGAACCTCAAGGAAATTATTATTGTGCGGTAGGAGGAAATCATGTAAATGGTCGTGACTTTGTTGATGATCATGCTAAACTCTGTGAAGTAATCGGTCTAGAACTCAGTGGTATAAATGCTGAAGTCGCTCTTGGACAATGGGAATATCAAATCGGACCAGTTTATGCAAAAGAAGGAAGTGATCAATTATGGATTTCAAGATATATTTTAGAAAGACTTTCTGAAAAGTACAACTATTACATAGTACTTGATCCAAAGCCATATGTTGGAAATAACTGGAATGGTTCAGGAATGCATGTTAATTTTTCAACTAAAACTATGAGAGAGGATCTAAAAAATAAGAAAAAACTTGTTATTGAAGCTTGTGAAAGACTTTCAGAAAAAGTTGAAGAACACATTTTAGTGTACGGAAAAAACAATGAATTAAGACTAACTGGACACAATGAAACATGTTCAATCAATGAATATAGATTTGGAATTGGTGATAGAACTGCATCAATTAGAATTCCTTCGTCTATTGATGATAAAACCACACCTGGATATCTTGAAGACAGAAGACCAGCTTCAAATGCTGATCCTTATCAAGTAGTTGAAAGAATGGTTAAAACTATTTGTAAACCATCTAATCAAGATAAGATTAAATCTAAAATTAAGACTAAATCAAAAGCTCAATCTGTTTAATAAACAAAAACACCTAAAAAAAATTTTTAGGAGTTTTTTTATCTATAACCTTTCATGCTATTTTGAAGTCGTTCAATATGTCCCAAAAGTGCTTCATATTTTCCACTAATGATTGAATCAGCGTCTAAAAAGTCTTTAAGTGTTGATGATAATAGTTCTTGATGTCTTTTTTTACGAGTAGGTATTTTAGCTCTCCAAATTTCCATAAGCTTATTTGGATCATAAGTATTTTTAGGATGACTGGAATTCAAAAACCGTGGTAAAAGTTCTAAATGTATTTGATGAACGACATCAATTTGAACAGCATTATATTCCCAAATACTATACTCAAAACCATATTGAAGCAATTCTCTATAAACACCTTCAAAATTTACTTGTAAAACCGAATTACTCTCAAACATTTCTTCAGAAATGAATTTATCAAAAAATCTACATCTTATTTCTAATGGTATAAAATTAAAATTTATACAATATAATATCTTTGAATTATTTTCTTGTTTCCAATCAATTACAAATACTGGTGACCATTTCATCCAATTTGAAACATCAGAAGTTTTTGAACTCAATGAATATTGAAAAAAATAAAATCTACCAGGTGAAATAGAATCTTTGCCAATTGCTGAACACATATCATCGGATTTAGTATATTTCTGAGCCATAAATTCAGTATTTTTTTGAAAAAAATCAACTAAACTTGTTCCAAAAACTTTTTGATTTAATATTGTTCTTTGTAGCAAAGCACCCATAATGTAGATATATATTATTATGTTAAACAGCACTCCTAAAAATAAGAATTATCATCAAGGTAATTTCATACCTAAATTCAAAGATAAAGTAATAAAATTAAATTCTCAAGGTGGTGTATATTACAGAAGTTCTTGGGAATTAAAAATAATGACATGGTTGGATAATAGTGAAAAAGTAACTAAATGGTGTGCAGAATGTATTACTATCCCATATCAAATGACTCACTTTGATGATGGTGATGTTAGAGTAAAATCACACACTTATTATCCAGACTTTTACTATGAAATGCAATTGACCGATGGTCGTATAAAAAAAGTAATTGCTGAAGTTAAGCCAAAAAAAGAATTTGAAATGGTGGTAGCACTTCAAGAAAAAAGGCTACAAATTCCAGATGCTTCTGCTAAAGTAAAAAAACTTAAAAATTTTGAATATGATCTAAAAATGGCTCAGAAAAACCGAGACAAATGGAATACTATGATAAAATATTGTGAGAAAAAAGGATATGACTTCATCGTTATAACAGAAGATCATTTAAAAAAGTTTAACTTATAATAAAGCTAAAAAGTAATAATAATTTCAATATACAAAACGCATAATCAATTTTTGGATTACTTGGTTTTAATAAAAACCATCTTATTAATCCCAAACATATGAAGAAAGTAAAAAAATGTAAATTTATAAAAGCTAAAGATATAACCCAAAAATAATAAAATAGTAAAATAGAAAAATAAGAAATATCAAGATAAACAAATAACTTAGACAAATATTTTCTGTCTTTAACAGAAGTATGTATTCTTCTTCTATTAAACATATAATAAATAGTGTTAATCAGAAATAAAATAGCTAAAATTTTCACTCTTTAAAAATTATTTCTTCTAATTCAATTAGGTTGTTTTTCTCAACTTCGTTCAATCGTATTGAACCATTCAATAAAATCTTACCATAAAGCTCATCAGAAACAAAACAATCTATTAAACTACCAACTATTCTTGAATATTCTTGAGGAACTTCTGATTTTCTTATTGAGTATATTTTATCTATGAATTTTTTTGACTCATCAGAATTTATACTAATTGAACATCCATCTGGCAAGGGATTGTTATTTGAAACTGATTCTTCCCAAAATTGAAATAAACACTTATTCATAAATATAATTATGTTTTTTATACAAATTTTTGAATGAATGTTTTAGATTTTATTTTTTATATATAAAAATAAAATCAAAATTATGAGTTACACAAGAGAACAAATTGAAAAAGCAGTAAAATCAAAGGGTTACGCTTGGTTTGAAGACGCAACTAACAAAGGATACGATGTTAATATTGTAGGTGTTAGAAATTCAAAAACTGGTCAAACAGTTACTAATGTATTTGATGATACATTAACTATTTCTTACAAAGAAGGAGGTGTATGGAAATATCATCAATGGCCAGCTACAACAGATCCTGGTAAAAAAGGAGTTATGGAATACCATAATGCAGCTGGTGTTGCTAGACTTGTTGAAGGTCAATACAGAGGATCTCATCAATTAGGACTTCATCAAGGTAAATACGAAGCACTTAAGCAAAAATCAAATGTAAAAGTATATCGTGACGCAAATCGAGATCTTGTTTATAACGAAGATAGAATACAAGAAGGGGTATTTGGAATTAATATTCATAAAGCAGGTGTGGATTCAGCAACAGTAGAAAATTGGAGCGAAGGATGTCAAGTATTTAAAAGAGCTGCTGATTTTGAGCAATTTATGGCAATTTGTCGTAAAGCATCTCAAATACACGGTAATTCTTTCACTTATACTTTAATAGAAAGTAATGATATAATTTAAAAAAGAGGTCTTAAAAAGACCTCTTTTTTTTTATATTGAATGAAGACCTTGTCCGTCATTGGAACCCTCAATGGATATAAGTTTTATAAGGTTTTCATTATCACCCTTCTTCGAATAAAGAAGGTTAAAACCCTTCGCAAGTCCGCGCTTAAATATTTCAGTGAAGTATGCAAAAGCATTATTCGATTTTTCTTCATTAAAATTATACCAGTTTTGGAACATATCTAATAATCCAGATTGATAACAATCCATTTTATCGTTATTTGACCAATATCTCATTTTTTTGATAGTTTCCTTGGCGAGAATTTCTAACATCATCTCTGCCTTTCTTGTTAATTTTCCTTTTGCCTTTGAAACAATAATTTCAACATAAAGATCACGGTTATTTAAATACATCAATAAAGCATTATTTTTTAAGCTATAAAAGCTTAATATGCTTTCATGTTATATATTTGTTTTTTTATTTGTTTAAAACAAATTTAATCTTACCACAATCCCAGATTTTTAAGATATTTCTTCTTTTCATTTCTTTACTTTCTGATAATAATGTAGGAACCCGCGATTTTCTAAATCTAGATTTATGGACTCTTCTGCCGTTGCAGATATATTTATAATCAGGGTTTGTTTCATGAGATATAGCAAAACCCAATTTTGTATAAAGATCACCAACTGACCAATCCTTATCAGAATAACTTACTATTCTTTTTGGTTTGTATATTTTTTCAAAATATTTAAGTAATCTTCCAGCACCTCCAATAACATTAGTATTTATTTTATTACAAAATCTAGATAGATTCCATTCTTCTTGAACCATTTTTTTTCTACCCTCAAATTTATTAAATGTCATCAAACTAACTAAATCATTGTTAAAATATAATCCTAATTTTATAATAGATTTATCTTTACCCTGAACATGGTTTTTATCTAAAAAATTAGATGAGGTGTTGCTACAAACTTCACGAATTTCACAAGATCTTGCAAATATTTTATAACTTGTCAAACCTAGCCAATTATTTATTTGACTTTTGATTATATCTTCTCTAAAATGCCAATCATCTTCCCAAATATGAATAATTCGTATTCCTTTTTTAAAAAAAAATCGCGATTTATTTAAATGATACCATTTATCTTTCCATAATTCAGAGTGCCAATATAGTCCATTAAATTCAAAACCCAAGTTTAGCTCAGGTAAATAAATATCTATTTCAAACTCATCTCTATATGAGTTAATTACCTCACCCTCATAAATAGAGTGAATATAATTCAAAAGCTGCTTCTCTTTAATCGACTGACTATCTCCTATTGGTGTACAAACAGTACAAAGTGTCAAATTATTTTTTTTTCTATGATAATAATTATCGCCTGTTATTAGAAATTCATGTTCAAATCCTGAATCACACTTAAACTTAGATAGGTTATCAGAAACATATTGTATATAATTTTTATCATGTGATATTTTGGATGTCACTAATCTAATTTCTTCGGATTTTGATACATGATCAACTCCCCATTTTTCACGAACATTTTTAATAGTTTTTTCTCTAATTTCTTTTGATTGTTGTAAAAACTCAACTCCATATTTCATTAAATTTGTTTTTTTTGCCTTATTTTGTGTTTCTTCAAGAGCCATTGGATGATCAACGCCATATTTTAAAAGATTATTTTCTTTTGCCTTTAATGCACCACAACCTTTACAACAGGCATACTTGTTACCATTTGATGTGTTTCTAAAGTACTCTCTAAAAGTAATAAATACTATTTTATTACAGAAATCACATTCAACTTCTACTATTTGCCTACTACCATTTGTTAAATGTTCTATTTTAACATCTATATAATCACAAACCACATTATATCCAAGACTTTCATAATATTTTAACTTCCTATTATCAAATGTTTGTAGTCTTATCGTATTATTCAATATCATTAAATATATATTAAAGATGTGGCAATTCGTTTTAATAAAAAACCCACTAAATTTAATTTAGTGGGTTTTTATTTTTTCTATAATAAAAATTATTTTCTAATTCTTTCTTTGTACTGAACTTCTTTAACAGCTTGTAGTTCAATATCAAGTGCCTTAGATCTTTTCTTTAGATTAGTTAGTGCCTCTTTAAGAACTTTTGTTTCACCAATCATTTGAATAGACGATTTAATTTTATCAATATTGAAATTAACATCTTCAAGTTTTAAAGTAATTTCTCTTTCTTTATCTTCAAGTTTCCTTTTTGTAATAATTTCTTTTGATAATTTGTTCTCATAAAAGAATGTCAAATCATAATTCAATTCATTACGAACTTCGTTCACTAGTTCTATAGCGGATTCGTATTTATAGAACGAATTACCATATCTTTCATCACAACGATAGATAAAAATATTATTTTTATAATTAAAAGCATAAACCTCTAATGTTGGATTAATTAGATTTGAAACTCTTTTAACAACATCCAATTCTACAAAAGAATCTAAGTTTTTAGAAACTTCTACTAAAAGTGGATAAAAGTTTTTATTTACAATTGGAACAACTGGTGAAGAAAAAAGACTTTCTAATGTTGTTTCATCATTTAATTGATCTTCATTGATAAAAATACCACCTTTAGATGTTACAGAAAGACCAACTGTTAAGTACTCAGAAATTCTAAAATCTATTCTACTTTCAGAAATCGTTGAAAATTGAAGAGCGGTTTGAAGACTTCTTAATGTTCTTAATCTTTCTTCATCTTTAACATTATTTTCAAGTAATGTTTTTTCAATAGAATCATTAGTTAAAAGGAACCAAGAATCCCTTAGATACGCTAAGTGCCCACCTTCTACTTGTTCCACAACAGTGAATACAGATTCTGATTTACCACCACTTAACAAATTAGTCTTTTGTTCGGGTGATTTAGAAAGATTATGCACAAATAATTTAATTTCAGGAACCCAGTCATAAACAGCTAATTCATTTAGAATTTTTGACATTCTGTCTTGATCTGTTTCCAAATTAATAGTTTGCAAAAGCACATTAATTGGTTGGCGATACAACTCACCTTGATTTCTTGAATTTAAAACATTATATAAATTTTTTAATTCATACAATAGTTCATAGTTTTTGATATCATCATTTAAACTTTCAAGAAATTTCTTAACTTGTTTATCATAAGTAAATGGTTTCAATTTCTCATTTAATGAAAGTACAATCTGCTTTTCAGAAAGATCATTTGTAGAGTTTAAGTGGCCTTCAATTACGTATTCAATGTCTGATTGCTCGTAAGACAAAGACTTTTTGAAATTAAATAGCTCAAATTTAAGATTCTTCATACTTTGGTATATTATTTTTTATATAATCTATATATTACAACTTAAAAGTCACTTTTTTTCATTTTTGGTTAGTATTAAAATTCGGATTATTATTGTTTGCATTCGGATTTACATCAATTGGGGATTTATCTAAAAGTCCGTATAAATTATTAAACCATCTAGTTCTATATGGATAGGCGACGCCATCACCAATGTCTGAATTTATAAAAGCAGGGTAATAAGTTTGTACTTCCAAATCTAATGACATTTTGATAGTATTATCACTTTTTAAATTCTTTTCTCGCGTAATTTCAATAGTCTCAGTATCTGGAAATGTGACCACGGCATTTATGTGCATGTAATTATGCTCAAAATATATAAATTTATATAACCACAGAGTATTCATAATTTCTTGAGCACATTTAAATACATCAATTTCAGTCTTTAATAGAATTGTAAGATTATAATTTACTGTAATTGGAATAGCTCTTACTTGTTTTAGTAAAGTTCTTACTTCATCATTATCTTCCGTGACAGATCTTAGCCAAACATTCGGATTTCTAAATTCATCAGAACGGATATTAAAATTTGTTAGAGTAAGGTGTCCTCTTGGAATTTGGTCAGTGTTAAGTTCAACATATCTATTTTCAGAAACAATATCATCTTGGAAAGAATCTAATAAAAATCTTTCATCACCTGAAAGTGAATAATAAATCGGAACTTCAACTTGAACATCACCTGAAGAAAATCTATTGATCCATCTTAATCTACCTTCTAAAGTATCTAATACACAGACAGTTAAGTCGCGAAAAAATACTTCATCCATATTAAATTTTTGACCGATCATAATTTTCAGATTCTTTAATCTTTTGGTGTTTATTAGAGTATATATAAAAACTATTCAGTTCTATAACATGTCAATTAAAAATTTATTACTCTGGGAAAAATATCGGCCAAAAAAAATAGAAGATCTTATCTTACCACAAAGAATAATTAATCATTTTGAAGAAGGTGTAACGAGAAATTATATTTTCCATGGTCATTACGGCACCGGTAAAACGTCTTTAGCAAGAATTTTGATTGGTAAATATTCAAAAGACAAAGCCTTTTTAGAGATAAACTCATCATTATATACATCAATTGATACTCTAAGAAGTGATGTTGAAAATTTCTGTAAAACTCAACCAATGATTGAAACACAAGATACATATAAATATGTTTTTTTAGATGAATTTGAAAGAGTTTCACAACAATATCAAGATGCTCTGAAAGCATTTATTGAACAATATCACAAAAATGTTAGATTTATTTTAACTACAAATCATTTGAGTAAGATTTCTGAGGGTATTAAGTCTCGTTTTACTTGCTTAAATTTTGATGCACAAGATTTGAATGAAGAAAAATTCTTAAAAGGTTCACTTCTAAAAAAATTAATTTCAGAAGTTTTACCGACTGAAAATTTTGAAATTCAAAAAGAAGTATTAATCAATTTAATTAATAAAAAATTTCCAGATTTAAGATCTATATTTGTTGAACTTCAAAATTTAAAAGAATCAAAAAACTATCAAATCACTGATTCAAATGTTTCTACAAAACTAAAATTAGAATTATATGATTTGATTTATAACAAATCACATGATTATGAAGCTGTGTACCATTTTTTGATGACAAATTTTGGACCTGAGAAAATAGATAACTTATTCAAAATCTTAGGTCAAGATTTTATAACTTGGTCTTTAGAAAATAAAAAATCTGTTGATAAACTTTTTGAAGCCAATTTTATTATATCTGAATTACACTTTAAACTTGAAACAAATACAGATCCTATCATACTTGGAATGACACTTATAGGTAAATTTAGAGAATTACTGATAGAAAATTAATTTTAATATATAATGATATGGCTGAATTTAGTTTTAGAGATCATTATATCGGATACAAAGGACATCCAAGATTTGTAGTTAATAAAATCATTGAAGATGATTTAATCAGAGTTATTATACAAAAGTACGAAATGATTCTTTTTACCAACAAAGGAGAATTATTTGGATTACCCGATTTTGGATGTGACTTACCTATTCTTTTACATCAAACTAGAGTTTCAGCAGATGGCGTAGTTAAAACTATTATTCGTCAAATAGAAGAATATATTCCAGAGTTAGCAAGTGGAAGTTATACAATTAATGCAGAATTTTTTCAAGATCCTGAAAATTTTCAAGATGTTCTTCAAATTAATTTCACTTTGGCTTCTTATGAAGTTTATGCTACTATAACTTAAGGATAGTAAGACTGTGTGATTGTCAGAGATCCTATTGAAGAATTGGTTCCAAATCCAAAAGAATCCGATATTATACTTGGTCCATATGTCTGTGCACCAAGATCCCAAATTCTCTGTATATAAGATTGAGTAGTAGAAATATCTTGATAGTAAGTTGATAATAAGAATCTAGCTTGCCATTGAGTTGAGGACACTCTAGTTTGATAGTAAACATATCCAAATGAATCCATAGCATTATTAAATATTTCTGTCACTAAACCAAAATGTGTTGAACCTATTACACTATCTGAAGCTGTAATTAAATTTACTCCGTATTGTGAAAAAGTAGATAGAATAAACGTTTGATTATATTTACTAAATGCTGGAATTGAATCAAAAGACTGTGTAACAAATACAGGTATAGTACCAGCCGTAAATTGTGGATTACTATTATTGAGTCTAAAATATTGAGGATTCAAATCACCATATATTGAAGCGCTCATTCCATAGTTACTTCCTGTTAAAAGTTTTGCCAAAACACTATAAGTTACTGGAACAAGTGCTTGGTTATTTGTGGTATTAATTGGATCTACCCAATAAGATTTACCACCAACAGTTACATCAGCTCTGACTTCTAATGATAAAGTTGCGCCAGGTGCTAAATTACCAGACCAATTCAGATTTTTTCCTTGAATATTCATAACACCAGAATTCACAAGGACATAAGGATTTTTCATAAATACAAAATCATCACCTAACTGTATTGAAAATTTATTTACAGCAAAAGAAGAATTATTTTGAACAATAAATGGAAATCCATGTTTGATATTTGGAAAAACAATATTTCCAGAAGTTGCTAAATAAGGACGATCTGTAGGTCTTCCAAACATATCTGTGAAGCTCTTTGTAAAAGTATTTGCAACTAATTGTAAATTTGGAACTTTATCAACATCAGCATAAACAACCGGTAATGTAGCATCACGATATTGTTTAGTAGTTAGATTACTAAATGCTTCAATTTCTTGTATATCAAGTATTCCTCGTATTTCAAAATTCTTTCTATCTCTATAAATAGCACCATAACCATTATCAGATGTAACTTCAATAACTAAATATGGAGTAATATTTGAATCAACAGTAAAATTAAATGGTTTTAAATTTGTTATGTGTCTATATTCAGATATTTTATCTACTGGTACTAAACTAATTTGTTTCCACTCTGTTACATCAACCCAATTTTTACCAACACCTGCATCTATAGCCGGTGAAATTGAAGAATATGTAGCACCGGCTTGGCCACTCCAAACATAAATTAAGCTGTCATATTTAGCAACATCACCAACTTGGTAAACTGTTCCTGAGTTCCAAAGTTTTATATTTTCAAACTTTCTTGGATTGTTGGTTTTATTGTTCGGTATTACAGATTCATATAACTTATTATAATATACAACTCTTTCTCCTTTTTGATAGTTTCTAAAAGCATACCATTCTCTATAGATTTCATAAGTTCGTATATCAACTGTATATGAATCAGGCAATAAACTTGATGTTCCTGGTAAAATATAAAAATCTAAAACACAATTATACACAGTTGAACCACTATTTACCGGCAATAAATATGTCTCATTCATATCAAACATAACTGGAGTAAAATTCTGATGAATATTGAATATTTGAGCATCTCTAGTAATGTGAGTAACAACAGTGTTGTCATTGAAATCAGCTCGTCCTGTGATATCCAAGATCTTATGAGTAATTGGAATGATATTTTTTTGTAACCAATACTTAAGACCTTGTAATTTTTTCTGTACTTCTTCTAAAGTATAGTACAAAATATTATTTCCTTCCTTATCTGTAATTCTATAGGTTAAATTAAACAGATTGGTATCTGTGTAATTTTTATTTGGAAATAAATGTTTAATGAAATTATTTTCAGTCCATCCTGCAACTGAGTTGTCAAATATATCAGGAATTTCTACTTTGAAAAGTTTTCCAAAATTTTCAGAATTAGAATTAATATTTCTATAATACTCTGAAAGTTCAAGATCGTTATAACCAAAATAATTAATGGCATTAATTATTGACTTATAACTTCCAATATAAGGATAAATCATATTTTTGACCATCAACATTTCTTTTCTTTTCATGTTTAGATATTCCCAATCAATACCTTCTTCTTTAATGTCATATTCTTTAAAAATATAGACATCATCAGATGATATAAGTTTTCCAACATTATTCAGTTCTGTATGATATCTGATATCTTCTATTTCTGTTTGACCTAATACATTAAATCTACCTATTTCTTTGTCCCAAACAATTATTCTAAGTGAAAGATAAGTTACTAATCCTGTTTTCGGAAAGTTATTTATCAATGTTTGTTCTTGAACCAAGAAATCTACTTCTTTGAAAAAAGAAACTATAATTTCTCTACTATAAACTTCTTTAATCTTTAACAGATATCCATTATTTTGTGAAATATATTGACTTTTTTGATTTGAAACATCTTTTACAAAGATTGCGATAGTTTGTCCTTTTCTGAGACCTCTTTTTGTACCTGTTGATGTAACTGTAAAGAAACTACTAGAATCAGATTTTAAGGATATTTTTCCGAATATTTCACCTGTAATTGTATCTTGTAATGTTTGGAATAAAATTACATCGTTATTTGATGAGTTTGTAGTAATTGTAAAATCAATATTTTCACTACGATATAATTGTAATATAGATCTTAAAGCTCCTTCGTCTAGTGAATTATATCCTATAAAAACTTGTAATGGCTCTGGAACCACACTAATATCTTCATTATCATCAATGTATTCAAGATTGTAGTCAACTCTACTAAAAATAGTTTGTTGATACTCAGGATCTTTTACCTTTGAAGGATCTCTATTGGGTTTATTATTCAGAAATACAGTAGGCAGTGGTTTTGGACCAGTGTAAGCTAATGCACCAGATGTTGAAAGTTGACTACCTGAAAAATCATATAAGAAAAACTGTTGAACATTATCACTAAACCATTTCCAGTAAAAAGAAACTTGAGGATCTTCATTAAAGTTAGCTCTTGGTCTTCTTATATACTCTCTAACATTTAACCACAAATAGTCTTTTTTATTATACTCTGGACTTAAAGTTCCATAAAGATTTTCAGTTGTACTACCAGTAAAAGAATCTAGATTAAAATAACTACCAAGTTCTACACTGATTTCTATAACTTTTTGTGTATCTGGTTGAATTCCCCAAATACTTCTTCTATCTGGGTTATAAACTAATTTAGTAATTTGACCACCTGCAAAAGTTTGTAAACCCTTAGTTTGGCCTGAAAGTGAATCTAATATTATTACTTGTGAATTTGCCCCGATATAAATATCACCATCAAATTGATTCAAAGCTTGATATCCATAATCTGGTGGATTGACCGTAAACAATACAACATCTGTGTCAACAAGTACTGAATTGAATTGAGTATCACTTGAAATATTGATTGTGCTTGTTAAATTATTAAATAATAAGTTATCAAATGTTCCAGTAGAGACTGATGGTATGTTTACAACCGCATTATTATCAATTTTTTTCAAATTTGTACCACTAGACATCACATAAACTGCTTCATTTTCAGGATCATAGGCTATAGAGTGTGTTCCAACATAAACTGAATAGGTGGCTTGCCAATCTCTTGTATCACCATCAATTCTCAAAACAGCCGCAGCATCTGTAGTCACATACATATCATTTTCAAAATCATTAAAAACCATATTGTAACTCAAGTAAGGATTGATATCAACAGTCACTGGTATTGTACCAGAAACTGGATAAATCAATAAATCTGAACTATTTTCAAAAGAAACATAAATATCACCGTTATTATTGTTTAAGGAAATAGAGTAAGCAGTTGAACTAAAAGTATAAATATCAGTTAAAACATTCACATACGGATCTATCTTATAAAGAGAATTTTTTGAAAGCGCCCATAAGTAACTTGATACATGGTTATAACATAATGCAATCGATTGTGTTAATCCAGAAATAGTAATGTCACCAGTGGCGGCCGTTCGGGTGGCTTTGGTGGCGGAGGTTTCGGAGGCTTTGGCGGTGGCAGTTTTGGCGGTGGCGGTGCCGGTGGCAGAATTTGCATAATTTGAATTAAATACAGTAACTCTATCTCCAAGTACATAAATTGAATTTACTGGCTCAACATATACTATATCAACCATTTCTGCGATACCACTTAATTCAAGATTGAAATAAGTGTTAGTGAACATATACTCGATACTAAAACTTTGTGTGAATGCCAATTTATCGTACATACCTTGTAATAAACTTGGTACAAAAGATGGAGAACAACCAGTCTGTTCAAAACCAAGATTAAAAGCAACAGTAGTGAAAGGTGATTTATTACATAATGAATCTGTAAGACCCCAGAAAGGTCCTTCATAACTAAGATTAATTACATCAGGATTTAAATATAAAGAGTTATATTGAATATTTTGTAGTGGATAATAAGTATTATTGATGCCTATGACTTGTCCAGTTGCGAATCCTTTTTCTTCAAAAGATGCGCTTGCAGTTGCCATGACTATTTCATTTGAAGTAAGAAGTGCTCCTAAATTACCACTAAATTTTTTCAATATACGATAACTATCAATACCAGGTAAAGTTGAACTGTTAGTTTGTATTTTAAGATCAACCCGCTGGGTTTGTTTCTTAACATTAAATCTTAAAGCACTAGCGGCATTAGTCACAAAAATTCCAAAATCATTCACAGTCTCTGCCCAGGTAGTTGTCCAATTAGCAAGAGTCTGTGCAATATCTATTTGGCCAGTAAAAGTATCAGTGATAGATTGTTCCTCATATGTTCGGCCGTTAATATTAATAGTTAAATTTTTACCAATTGTATTGAATATTACAACACTATGCTCTATATAATAATCAGCGGTTATACCAACACCAACTGTAAAATCTATTCTAACATTCGGAAAGTCTGATTTCAAATTAATTGAGTTATAATATACTGATGCAAATCCAACTGTGTTTAGACTTACAAGAATACCTAATTTACTTAAAGGCATGAAGTGTCTTGTTAGCCAGTTGCGGAGTGTTTTATCAATTGTTCTTTGCATATCAACAAGTCCTGATGAATAAACATAACTAATCCTTTCTTTGTAAGGATTTTTGTTAATTTTGATAATTATACCAGATTCGTCAATATCAACAAAAACTATATTATAATCCCAGTTGCTTGAATAATTATAATTGAATTCTTTAACAAGTGACTCATAAGTTTCTATGAGCTTTTCATAGACTCTATCTTCTGAACCTATACTATAAGTTGGAGAAACTTCATTGTAATAATAATTTACAATTGCATATTTGCTTGGATAAATTAAATCGGCTTTCAAAAAAGTGTCTTCGTAATAAAAATCTATATTTAAAATCTTCATTTCACTTTTGAATCGTTCAGCTGCACTCGCCAGTGTTACTTCAGCTGATTGTGTGAATGATTGTGTAAAATATAATCTATCTGTGGTTAGATAAATCTCACCACCTGTTAAAAATTCATCATTAACAGCACCTGATAATGAAGACGGTTCAATAGGTAAATATGTTGGTGTGGACCAATACAGACCAGATTCTTCTGAACCGGAAGGACCAGGTAAAAAAGATGTAGAGTCACCGAGAGAAAATTGTGGTATTATATCATTACTATAATTAAAAATACCAACCGATTCGAATGGAACTGCTGACCAAGTATAAGCCTGAATACATTCATATAGAACATTTTCGTACAAGACCTGACTACCAGTTGCAAAGTAAGTCAAATTAACAATACTTTCAAAGGTTGGAATACTACTGACCTTGAAGAAATAAGGATTCAATACGGAATTGGTGACTTTGAACTCAGTACCAGGAGATAAAATATCCGGTATATTATTTGAGAAATATAATCTATTGTTTGTAGAATCAAAACTCAATCCACCTTTATATACTCTGGGTAAATCTGTTTTACTTAATACCTCAATAATTAACTGAGAATCATGAGGTAAAGAATTTTTTGACAAACGCCATTCATGATGAACAATATCTTGTACAGATGGATTTTTAATTGTAACTACTTCAACATCTTGATATTTACCAGTGAGTCTATAGTTATCGTTTTTATCAGTATTTACAATATTTATTTTACGATATTGATATAATCGGTCATAAAAAGTTGGCTCATTCCATATAGAAAGAGTATCTTTAAGTTTTGGAGTTATATAGTTATAAATACCAATTAAATCTGTTCCTGTTACAGTTACACCACCATAAGAATTACCATCATTATAACTACCTGAGAATGCTGACTCAAAATCTGCATTATTTAAATTAGATAAAATTAAAATGGCATCTTTTTTAGATCCAACAACTGGATAAACAATATTTGGCTCATTAAATTCAAATATAGGAGTGTTGAATCTTACAAAAGTTCCTAATTTAAAATTTCTTTCTATATTTTTAGAATAAATCCATTTTGAATAAAATGTTTGTTCAAAATTTACAGGTTCAATTTTCGTAACTGATTGTGTCGCAGCTCCTGAATAAAAATGAAATCCATATTCATTAAATAACTGCCACTTTCTTAAACTCAAATCAGGTGGATTCTCAAAAACAAAAGCATCTATATTCTCAAAAACATATAATGATTGAGTTTTAAAAGTGTCACTCGATCCCACTGGGAATAAAATATCTCCCTCATGTCTTTCAAGTGACTCATTATAGGTAAAATTTAAACTATTTCCCTCTTTATCAAAGAATACTAAGTTTTGCATTAGCTTTTATATAGTGTTTTTATATATATAAAAACTTTAATTCCTGACCAAGAACTTATTTACTCCGGAGTCTTTGATTTAAAATTTTCATTATAGATTTTAATTACATCACTAAATTCATCTAGAACTATTTGTTTAAATTTATCATTTTCCCATTTTTGTTCTTGAATATACTTAGTAATAAATTCTTCATAATCTAGTTTCACAGAGATATTCAATTCTTCTTCTGTAATTTCGGCATCTTTTTTTTCTTTTTCAGTTTTAACTATATCATCTAAATACTCTACTGATGCAAAATTTCCAACTTCAAGTAATGTTTCCAACTTTCTTCTTAACTTACGATTACTAACCAGAAGATTATTTGAAATTGTTAAATCTATATAATCTTTAGTATTTTTTAATGAATCTAAATTTTCAATATCTGATTCATCTTTGATTGTGAATTTTTTAAATACTGGTGAATATGTATTTGGTATAAATTCTGTTTTACCGGTAATTAAATCAAGAATGGTGATTCCTTTCTGGTCACCCATGTCGTTACGATCCATTTGGTAAAGAGCTCCGATAAACTCAAAATTAGTATTTACTTGGCGAATGTGCACATGTCCCGAAAAAACTCTATTGTAATGTTTAAATTCTTCAACATCTATTTTATCAGGATTACGATGGGCCACTGAATTTAAATGCATGACACAACCATTGAGATCGGAATGGCAAAATAAATAATCCCCTGGATTAGATGATATTTCACTAATCATATCTAATCTCTTTTCAACCCAAGGCATTAAAATTAATTTTTTGTCAAAGATTTGGAGTGTAGATGTTTTCTCATAAACAAATATATTATCTGAAATATATGAAAACAATCTAACGGAATTGACATCATTAGAACCTTTATTAAAGAGATCATGATTTCCAACCATAATGTGTATGGGTAATATATTACTTATTTCTTTAAGTATTTTTTCTACTTTGTTAAGAGTAATTATGGGAATACTTGTTCTATTATCAAATAAATCACCTAAGTGAATAAGTATATCACCTTCTCTAACATTTTCCCTTAGATATGGAATAACAAAGTTATAAAAGGTAGATTCCATCATATTTTGCCATTTATCTAAATTATTAGTGTAGATACCAAAATGTGTATCTGTAATCATAAAAACTCTCATATATTATAATTAATTTTTAAAGTATTCTTTGAAATAAATCAAGACTACTCATATTAATTATATGAAAAAAATATTGAAAGTCTTATAAAATTGCCCGGTATGATTCTTTACTAATTTTTTATAATTTTTTATATAACAAATGAAAAATCTGTTCAAAAATTTAAAAATTTGGGAATTTTTGATGAATATTTTACTGTTCAAAAAAATTGAAATCAATTGGTGGTGGATAAAGACTCACTTAATTGATTCTTTACCAACTCTCTATAATAATCACACTTTTCTAATAACTCATGGTGAGTTCCTGAATCTAAAATTTTACCTAATTTCATCACAAATATCCTGTCACAATCTTTAACCGTTGAAAGACGATGAGCAATTATTATAGTAGTTTTTCCCTTAGAAACCGAATCAATTGCTTCTTGAACTTGCGCCTCTGATACAGTATCAAGTGCTGATGTAGCTTCATCAAAAATTAAAAAATGGGGATTTTTAGCAAGTGCTCTTGCAATTCCTATTCTTTGGCGCTCACCACCTGATAATTTACAACCTCTTTCGCCTATAATAGTGTCCCAACCCCATTCTAACTTGTGTTTAAATTTCCAAACTCCACTCAATTTAGCAATTTCATCAATTTCTTCATCAGTTAATAAACGATTTACACCAAATGATATATTTTCTCTAATTGAAGCATCAAAAAGAATAACTTCTTGATCAACTGATCCAATCATATTTAAAAATGATTTTAGTTCAATATCTTTTAAATTATGATCATTAATATAAATAGTACCCAACTGTGTATCAAAACTACGTCTAATCAAATTGGTGATTGTAGATTTACCTGAGCCAGATTCACCAACAAAAGCAACTTTTTCACCGTTATTAATTTTAAAACTTATACCATTGAGTATATATTCATCACTTTCTGAATTTTCAGTATCGTGTTCTTTACCTCTTTTTGGATAAGCAAAGTGCACATTATCAAATTGAAGCGAATTTATTTTTTGTAAAGTTATTGCATTTTCAACAATTTGAATATCTGGTTTTATATCTAAAAGTTCAAAATATTTTTCAATATTGATTTTATCAGTTACAAATTGTTTTTGCATATCTGTGAGTGCCCACAAAGAATTAATAAAATTACCTGACCATAAAAACATCATAAATAAATTACCGGATGTGATTTTACCATTAACAACAAGGATAACTGCTACAATAATTGTAATCCATCTAAATGCTTGTGAACTGAGTCTGATTAGTGTAAGTTGATTTACAGCACCGAGCCAGGTTGAAGAATATTCCACTTGATAATCTTCTTGAATTTTTTGGAGATTATTTAGTGATTTTCCTTCAGCTACTTCATTTTTAATTAAAAATACAAAACGATATATTTCTGAAATAAATCTTGAGTTTTTATTTCTAATATCACGAACCTTTCGGATTTTAGGATCAATTGATTGATTAAATCTAAAAAGAGAAATAGAAAAAAATATTGATGATAAAAGATAAGCAAGGCCAATCCAAACATTTACCCAGAACAGTACCACAATAGAAATTATAAATTGTGAAATTGATGGTATAAAATTATAAATAAACATATTCATTTGATTGTGAATACTTGCAAATCCTGATTGTACTATACTTTGTTTCACACCAGAATGTTCGTTGATATGTTGGCCATTTGAAAATGAAAAAAATTTAATAATAGATTGATGATTTAAGTGATTATCAACATATACATCTAATTTTTTGACTTCAATTCGTTCCCGTATTCTAACTAAAATAATTTTAGTAATTACTAAAATAGTGGCGGATCCGCACCAAAAAAGTGCCCAATTAAGATTTGCACCTTTTTGTGCCATATCAAATACTTTACTTAAAAAGTAGGTATTAATAGCTTCAATTGAAGTGATTGCTGCGATAATAAGAAAAACAAGTAGTAAAGTTTTTCTGAATGGTTTAGTAAATTTATAGACTTGAAGTAAAACTTCTTTATTAGAATATTGCATAAAATATTTTTAGTAAAAATATTATACAAATATAAAGGAAAAAAGTTTTCTAAAATAAAAAAACCGACTTTAGAGTCGGTTTTTTTTGTAATTTATTAATAACCATCAATAAGTGGAGGCGAAATTGCTGTTCCATTATCAATGTATTCATCTTGCCAATAATCAACTACGAAGTCTGCGCTAATATTAGCTAATATACCTTGTCCTTCGTAAGTTAAAGAAGCCATATTAGTAATAGAAGATAATTGACAGTTCTGGAATGTTACACGTCTTAAAACTAAACCTTTTTTATCGTGTTGATTTACGATAATAGTTCCCACCATGTCTGCTTTATAATGTAGGTAACCATTTTGTGAGTTCCAAGCCAGATCGTACCATTGTTTTAAAGTAGTCCAAGTTTCCATAGATCCATTGTTATTTACATTGACATTAAATGTAATTGCTAAAGAATCAATATGAGTTTCAGAAGGACCAGCGTTCAAGAAAGCTCTTGTTGAATATTTAAATCTTTGATTAGATTTCCCAATTGGTTTATTAGTTGTACTCAAATCAACAGTAAGTGCTTGTTGAAGCAGTAAAAAAGGATCTCTACCAGCAGCTTGTAATGCCAAAGGCAAAACAAATGATATCTCAAAGAGATTAGTATATACAGGTTCTTGAGGTAATGAACCTGGACCACCTGGTGGTGAATTCACTGCTAAGTTGGAAAAATGTGGTAATGGCATAATTTTTTAAATTATTTTTTGTTTAATTGTTTTTTACAATTATAGGTTATATATTATTTTTTTTATTTCTCTATTAAACTTCTATGTATATATTGATATAAAAAAGTTAATTTTATCTATTTATATAATCAAACATTCAAAGAGAAATAATCTATAAGTATATATATTCAAAAAAAAATCAACATTTATGTCAAATACTAATGAAATGTCAGAAGAAGAATTCTTAAAAAGACACTTGATGGAACAAGAAAATAAATCTAATTCTAATAATAATTTTAATCCTGCTAAAGCTATGTCAGAAAATATTATTATCACAAATCAAGAAAAAAGTACCGTAAGTGATTTACAATACTTTAATTTTGATATTAAAGAACTACCGTGTGGTAAATTTTATCCAACAGGAACAGTATTGATGATTAGACCAGCAGCTGTTAAAGAAATTCAAGCTTACTCTATGGTTGATGACAACAATTTTTATGACATTGTTGAAAAAATGAATGATATGCTACAATCTTGTGTTAGAGTAAAATATTCTAACGGCCAAATTGCTTCATACCTAGATGTTAAAGATCAAGATAGACTATATTTGATTTTTACCATTCGTGAATTGACTTTTCAACAAGGAAATAGTCTTTCTATAACTGTTCAATCCGGATCAACAGAAACTCAAATTGAAATGATTAGAAAAAATTTCAGATTCTTTGAAGCAGATGAACAACTTGAAAAATATTTTAACAAATCTGCAAGTTCTTATATCTTTGAAACAATTAACGGAAAAGAGTTCAAACTAACACCACCAAATATTGGTATTCAAAAATCATTTACCGAATATATTATCAAAGAAAACAATGAAAATAGAACACCTAATTTAGCTTTCTTGAAAATTATACCGTTTATGCTTGAAGGTAGGAATTCTATAACATATGATGGAATTAAAGCAAAACTAAAAGAATTTGAGCAAATGGACGATATATCTTTTCAATTTTTAAATGCCGCTGTTAGTAAGATGACTTTTGGAATTAAAGAAATTGCCAAAGAAGTGGACGGCCAGGAGGTCCGTGCCGAAATGCAATTTCCCAACGGAGCGTCAGGTATTTTCGTTGTTCGCGACGCCTTTGAGGCCTTTATTAAAAAATAAACTTCTGATTCAAAAACATTGGCATGTTAATGAATTCTGCATAGACTCTTGGCCATTTTGGCTCTTTGAAGAAAACATTAAAATTATTAATGAACTCAATGAAGAAGAAGAAAAACAAAGAAAAACAGAAGAAGATGCACAACAAAAAGGAATGCCAAACTTCAATCCAAATTCAATAATGAGCGGAATGCCTAATTTAGGTAACATAGGAAACTTAGGAAGTGGTTTCAAGTAATATAAAAACCCAGATAAATATCTGGGTTTTTTATTTTATTTAAGCTTTAGAATCCATTTTTTATTGCCAGCGTTGTAAACTCTATAATAACCAAGTTCGGTCATTATCTCTTCCTCTGTTTTGTTAGGATCATGTCCTAACTTAACAAGTTTTTGTTTTCTCCAATTAAATCTATGACTCCTAATACCATCTATAACATACCAATATCCAGGTTTAGAGGTATGTTGATATGTAAAACCTAATTTTTGATACAAATCACCATTTGATATTGAATTATCAGAATAGGTTTCTAATGAATCTGGAGAATATTCAGAAATAAAATATTTTAAAATCTTAGAAGCACCACCTACTACATTAGTATTAATTTTATTAGAAAATCTTGTAAGTTCATAATAATTATCCTTACGATTTGACTTCATTCTTTGTAAAGGAAGTCTTAATTTTGAAAAAGTCATTAGACTCACAAGTTCATTATCAAAATATAAACCCAATCTCACAGAGGACTTACAATCACCTTGGAAATGATTATTAATTAGAAATTCTCGTGAATCATTATAAGAAACTTTTCTAATATTGCACTTTCTTGCCCAAATTTTGGTTTTTGTTTTACCAAGTTTATTCAAAATAAAAGATTGACAAATCTCTCTTTTAGTATTCCAATCATCTTCCCAGATACAATACAATCCTATATTTTGATTTTCAGCAAATAAATGTTTTTTTTGATGATAACTATTGTTTTTGAATTTTTCAGAATGCCACCAAACACCATTAAATTCAAATCCAATTTGAAGCTTTGGAAGGTAAATATCTATCTCATAAGGATTTATGATTGATTTGCAATCAGATATAATCTCATCAGTATAGTTTGACTCAATGAATTTCATAACTTCCAATTGTGATATAGATGCATTTTTTGAAATAGGATAGCAATTAGTACAAATACTTATATTGGAGTTAATTCTATAATAAAATTGATGTGTTAAAATTTCGAAATCTTTTTGGCATTCTTTACAGTGAAATTGTAAATTTGTAGAAATGTCTTTCTTAAAATCTTTGAATATAAAACGATCATTTAATTTACTTTCTATTCTTTCTCTATAATTTTTATAGAAAAAATCTACAGTCTTTTTATGAATCTCTATTTTCATCCACGGATGATCTACTCCATATTTTTCGTTTGATGTTTTTTTATAAGATTCTTTATATTGTTCTATATTGTTTTTAAAAGATTGTATTCTTTTTTGTAAAATATCCACTGATTTTGATGGATTAGAAACTCCCCAATTTTTAATTAGAGTCTGACTTGATTTTTCTTGAACCTTATCTGATGACATGGCTGAATTACCACCATATCTGATCTGATTAGTGTGAATTATTTTTTCCTTTATTGACTTTGATTCCGCAGGAGTCTTAGTTCCAAAATTCTCCAAGGATTTATTCTCTTTGATCTTTTTGATATTTGGATCGGATGATATACATTTTGTGGAACAGTAATCTCTATATCCTAAAGTTGAGTTTCTGAATTTAACTCTATTCTGACAATTTGGATTCTTACAAGTAGGAATTATAGAAATTTTATTTAGACATAAGTACACTTTTTCTTTAAAAGAAATATCTAAAATTTGATAAGTAGTACAATAATCAATAATATGATCATACTCTTCTTTGTAATTCTTAATTAAAAAAGACTCTTTACTCATTCTACCAGATGAGTCTGGTTGTTTAAATATCTCTAAATTCATAGTACATACCTTTTTACATATATATCAAAAACTCCTAATTCTGTTGAATAAAAAAAAAACCCAGATATTTCTATCTGGGTTTTATTTTGACTATCAAAATTGTTATGGATTGATGAATCCACCTGCTGAGATAGCTCCTGTTCTCAAGATTGTAATGTTATTTACAATAATACCCATACCCTTAATTGGTTCTACATAGGTATCAAGAACACCGATTTGATTATCTATAATCTCTGGTGTATTATTTTCTTCATCAATTTTATTGAAGTAATTATATAATCCATTTCTTACAACATATTTCTCACAAATAAGATCAGCTTGTAATTTGATTTGTTGTCTAATATCAGCTGTATTGAATTTCCACTGGAAGTCTAACAACATTCTTGAAAGTTCTCTTTCAAGTTCAATCAACACTTCTCTAACATGTATGTAAGAAAGAGCTGACTTGTAAAGCACTTGAGCCGTATTTTCAGTCTCAATAATAAATCCTCTATTTCTTTTGAAAGTAAGTGGATTCATTTGAGCTTGATTTAAAAACTCAATGTCACTAGGTGTGAATATTTGTTCAAGATCATTGATTCCTGTAATTCTACCGTTATTAACACCAGCTGCAATTGTCCAAGGAACTAAACTTGAAATTGTACTATTATGTTTTCTCATAAATGTCAATCCAACATATGCTGCCGGTGGTACATCTAAAGGCCTTCCAAAGTCATCAATAGTCACGAATGGTGTGAAATAACCTACTGAAGTAACACCAACTCCCTTACCGAAAGAGTATAAAAAGTCTGGATCACTTTCAGGATCACCACCTGATGCGATATAAGAAATTTGTAAGGTTCCTTTTGTGTCTTTAAACACTGGAGAAACTGAATTTTTGAATGTTTTAAGAGATGGCATATTCAAGATACCAAAAGCGTCTAATCTATCACCACAAAGATCAACTAATTGTTGTTTTGAGTTTTCTGTAAGACCAAGACCGAATGTATCAATCAAATATCTGAAATCAAATGCTTCTTTATTAGTAAGAGCTTTGAACAATGGTGTTCCTTTAGCCATAACATCAAGTATTGAAGATTGTCTCGCATCAGTACCATCAGGTAACTGATCTAATCTCAATCTAAATCCTTTAAGGACAATACTTTTATAAGTATCTACATAATCATCAATTTTTGTATATCTTGTAGTTTGAAGATCGCCATTTACTGTCTTAATCTTAATAGCAGAATCACAAGTGATTTCTACATATTCTGTACTACCAGGCCATACTTTTTTCGAAAGTATTCTTGTTATCTTTCTTGGCATTTGATCACTCTCAAGTAAACTAGAATCATAGTCTGCTTCTAAGTAGTCTCCGAGTTTTAATTCACCGTATCTACTTCTTTTACAAAGAATTTTATTTGCCACTGGTGTCCAACCAGTAGGTGTCTCAATTTCTATAGTTTGTTTGAAATTACTAATAAATGATTTAACATAGATAGTTCCATTTGTTGCCAATGCGTTGTCATCATCAGTATTTAATGTTGATAGATAATCTTGTGTTGAAAGCGATTTATCTGTAAATTTAACTACTAGATCACCGTTATCTTTTTGATAAGGAGTAATATAAACTGGACTTCCATCAAAGTCTGAGTTATATGCGTATAATTTACTAATTGGAAATACTTCATCAACTACTGTTTCAAATATTTCGTAAGCATAATAGCTGTAAGAACCACTATTGATAAAATTATATTTACCATTACTATAAGTAGCTAGTAAATAAGCTCTACCATCAGCTGTACTCGGACTACCATCTGCACTTGCTGGAGGTGAGGCAAATCCATTTTCAAGTGTTATACCTTCATCAACCTTCATTGTGAAAGTTGCACTGTTTTTCACAGCAGTTATTACAACTTGATATCCTGGTACGCCAGTATTATCACCTAAATAATTATTGATTTTATCGAAATAATTTTCATTATTCTGAGTATAAGTTCTACCCTGTTTAACCTCAAATACAAGATAGTTATATCCAGTCAATGAAGAAGTAGCCGATGAACCTGGTACAAAAGTAGCAACAACATCATCCCACAATTCATTTTGATAAAACAAATCACCTACATTAATCAACCCTTGGTCATATTGAGTATAAAACTTAGAGTATTTACCAACAACACCCATTGAGCTTGTTGAACCCTTTACTAATGATGGAATTGTATCTTTAGTTTCAAATCCAGCGTAGTCAATCAAAAACTCATCATCTAATTTATACAGAGCTAACTCACCACGAGTTACAATTCCAGATATTTCAGCATTTGTTAATCCAGTATTAACTACAAAAGACTTATTAACATCTGCAGTAGTTTTTATATTGCTAAATGTAATTCCAGATAAACTCTTTTTATCAGTTGTTGTTGTTGGATTTAACAACATTAGACCACGATTTTTAGCCGAACTATCAATATAAGTCAATAAAGTATTGAATAATTTATGTCTTCTATATGTTTTGTAATCAGTAACATCAGGTGTTGAATTGGTATTTTCAAAAGTAACTTTAAAGTCACCAGTATTTAGTGTAAGAGTCACACTTGAAGCAGTACTGAATGTATAATCAATACCATTGTAAAGTGGAATATAAGCATTTGAACCACCACCGGAGTTTGAATTGATAGTTAAATCAGTAAAACTGAAAGTAGCTGTTGTTGTGTCACCAGCGAATAATCCGGAATTAACACTCACAGTACCATAAGAAAGAACTATATCAGTTGCACTTACTTTAGGATATGAACCAGTAGCAGTTAAGTTCTTAGCTAAAATTGTACCAGTAGAATCTAAAACAATTGCAAAGTTATAAGATTGAGTTCCTGTTCCTCCTGGGAAATTTGAACTTTTTAATTCTGGAGAATAAGTTCCAGATAATGAAACTAAACTACCACCAATCACAGCATATCCGTTATCTGAAGTCGGGTGAGTCAAATAATTTAATTTAATACTCATAGTACCAACGGTTCCAGTACCAGATCTGTAGAGGTCGTTAACATAACCTTCTGCGAACCAGTAAGTTCTTTGTGGATATGAAAGATATTGAAGATTCTGATCTTTATTAGGACCACTCACAAGGCCACCAAACACAGAAGCATCATTATAAGAGTGTGTAAATAAACCAGCTCCAGATATAGCACCTGCACTATTTACCATCAAGGTAGAAGTTGTGCCAAAAATTGATATAACATTACCTGGTCTATCAAGAACTCTATTAGAATAAGACAATGTTTCGGTTATTTGTTCCTTATATGACAAGAAATCAATAGAGACCTCACCATCTGCTTTACTATCATTTAAATCCAAGGATTGGTAATAAGTCTCATCTGATGTTGGAGGATTACTCAAAAGATCATCATAAACAAGTGTATTACCTACTAAATCAACAAGACCTTTTGGATAATCAGTTTCGATCAAATCACTATTGAATGCGCAAAAAAGTCCTGTTCTGTCAGTGTCTCTATTGACAATAGTTTCAATAAAAATATTTCTACCGTTAGCATCTCTAAAATAAGGAATCAAAGAAACACCTTCATAATAACCAAGTAATGATACATTTCTATCATTTGCAAAATTTCTTAGCTGGGATTTTTTCAAACCTTCACTAGAGAAATATGCAGACCATCTTGGATCAACAGAAAGATTAGCATAATCAGACCATTCACCACCTACTACAACAATATCAACTAAATAATCAGAAGCATAATCCATTGGGTATAGATATGGTGGCAATTTTTCAATTGAACCATACCACTCTAAAAGTGGTCTATCAAAACCAGTTACTGATGATTTAACACAGTAAACTGTGATATACTTATCTGATAGATTAGTAATATTCAACAATCTTTTTTCGTTACCTGTGTTATTTTTTACTAAATCAAGAAAAGCATCTGTATCTCTTTTCCAGAAACCAGTTGTGTCAAAAAATTTACTATAAGCTCCTAGTCTTTCACTATCATTAATGTTCATAGGAGTTGTTGATAAAGATTGATACTCAATAGTGTCTAATGTATCATCTGTGATTAATAAATTTACAGCGTACACAGGAGCTGCTTCCAACATTTTGGAAATTGTTCTATGAAAGAATGATTGTTTTCTTTCTAAGTTTCTATCAATAGAACCAAAAATTCTTTCTAAGTCACCAATAGAGTTCAAAAGAACTGCAGTGTTTACTGGGCCTTTTTTGGAAAATCCAATTACAAGGTTCGCGAAACCGCCTTCCACAATTGGACTGGTAATAATTGATTTGTCAATCTCTTCTATGAAGATTCCTGGTCTTTTGTATTTACCGATTTGAATTGCCATATTTCTTTGTTATTTTTTATTTATGTCTTATATATTAAAAGAAAAAATCAATTTTTTTCTATTTTTGTAAATTTGACATTAGAGATTTTAATCTTTCTTCTTCTATTTTAACATCTTTCTTGTAGTCTTCTTTTTTCTTTTGCCAGTTTATAATATCTTTTTTTAGTATTTCATTGTTCTTTGAAATATTATTTCTTAACTGTTGAATATCTTTAGAAAGTTTATCTTGAAGATCTGAAATTTCTTTTTTAATTTTTGATTGCTCCTCTGATGTAGAGTCTTGCAATTGCATATTTTTTAGTTTAATATTTTCTGAAGTATCTTTTTTCAAGTTTTCAATTTCTTGAGTATCTCTATCAATTGTTTTTTTAAGTTTCTCTTTTCTTCTTATAGACCTCAAAACAGATACATAATCATTGATTGTTTTGCTTCTTTCAGCGGCTAACTTTTTATTTTTATAAATTGGTAAAAGCTTAGCATCTAATTCGGCATCAGTATGAACTTTTGGATCTTTGAAGACATTATCTATCATATTAAACTTTTGTTTGAACTCAATTAATTCTTGAGATTTCTTTTTTAATTTAGAAATTGTTAAATCTTTTGTCTTTTGATCAACTCCTGGTGATGTCACTGGTGATTGCTCAATATCATCAGTGCCTTCTTCTTTTTCTTCAACTTCTTCTAAAAAAAGTTCAAATTTTTTTAAATACTTCATACTTTATATATTAATAAAAAACCCTGAACTTTTTATGTTCAGGGTTTTTTTAAAAACCTCCTACATCATCTGCCTTTTTCTTCAAAGCTTCTAAAAGTTCCTTTCTATTATAACTACCGGAGGTATTTTTTACCTTCAAATTTTCTTCTTCGGAACTTTTTTCAGTTCTAATTAATTTAAGTGTAACTGGATTTTTACCCTGATAATTATATTTAACGGAATTCGAATTACCACCACTATCTGTGCTATATAATTTAGAGGATACGATTGTATTTCCACCACTTGTTAGTGTTTCTATGGTAAATTCTTTATATTCTGGTTCAGAATATTTATTACCTTGAAACTCGGAATAAACCATATTAATTTTTTCACCAGGTTGAGTTTTCTTTTCTCTTATTATACCATAATATAATTTATCAGGAGCTCGTCCAGTTCCCATTTTATATTTTTTCTCCCAGTTTTTTCCGGAATAAAGACCTTGTCTTGTAATTTGATCTTCAAAAGTCTCATCAGACCTGAATTGGAATTTCACCAGCCACCTTTTATCACTTATTTTTTTCAAAGCCAAAAGACAAATACTATCCTCCTCTGGACTTATCGGTATAAAATATATTTCACCACCATATTTGCCTATATTTATATCTTCGCATTTAAATGTAGTGTCTGTTTCACCAATCCATGTTAAAGAATCTTTTGTCATATTAGATGGTATTTTTGTTGGTGGGTTTGGACGACTTCGGATTCCAGTATCTCCTGCCTTTTCATCTACACCAAATTGGCCAAAGTATTTTCTAACAAGCTTTCTTCTAGCCGCATCAAAATCAGCAGCCGTTTCTTTATCTAACATATCATTGATAAAATCCAATAATATCTGACCATGAGATTTCTTTTTCTTATCGTCTTCTGTTTCAGAAGTTGCTTCAAAAATCTTTTTATAATCTTTTAGTTTTAAAACAAGTGACTCTTGCTTTTGATTGAATGTATCTTCTGAACCTGGAACTACAAAATTAATATTCGCAAATATTTTTCTATACTTTTGATTTTCCATGACACGTAAAACATTATCTCTCCAACTATCGTAAATTTTCTTAACAGCATATGGCCCATATCCAGGTGTTTCTTGTGTACCTCTATAATCTTTTCCAAGTGGTATGTATTCCAGAAATGTTTTATTACTTACTTTCCCACCACTACGACCAGACGGTATGGTTCCTGTAAAATATAAATCGTGTGCTCTTTGGAAGATTCTTATTATTCTAATTATTGGATCAGGATTTACTGATAAGTTTAACAATAATTTTTGTTGGCCTGGACCTGATAGTTTTTGGAATTCATCAACTTCTCTTTGTGTTACAGAAAATAGTTCTTCTGGTAGACTTTTTTTGAATTCTTCAAATATTTTTTCCACACTACCATCTTGAATTGATTCTAAAATCAAAAAGTTTTTAAAGTTAATTACACTTTCATTTGTAGTTGCTCCCAATTCTTTAAGAAATTTATCAATTTCAGCCAAGCTCTTTTTATGTTTTTCACTAGTAGGATTCTTTTTCAGTGCCAATTCTCTTAATTGTTTTCGTTTTTTAAACTCAGCAATTTTTTGATCTTTTGTGTAAGTACTGTTTTTCATTACTTGAGTATTACTGTCTTTTGCTCTAATACCCTGAATATTGAACTTTTTCTTAAATTTTTCAAATTCTGGTCTTCCAACAAAATATTCAATACCTGCGAGAATGTCAAACTTCTTATCATCTATTTCAAGTTTGAAATTTGGATTTTTTTCCATAAAATATTTAACATCATCATTAGTGAGTGATAAAAGACAATTCAAAAAAGCGTTTACATCTTTACCCCAAGCGTCAGGTTGGTCACTTAAATCTTCTATATCTTTAACTTTTAGTGCCAGTTCTTTTAATTTCTTAATCCTTAGTTCAGGTGTTGCTCCTAAAGTATCTTTTGGTGCAACTGATGCAGTATTACCTGCCTGCTGAGGCGTTGTAGATTTTTGTTGTGGAACTTGAAGTGGTTTACCAGATTTATCCTTAACTGTGTCTGACCCAGTATATGGTTTTAATTTACCATTTTTGTTTGTATATTCCTTACCTTTTTCAATTTTTTGAACTTTTTTATTACCTTCAGGTTCTGTGACTTCTTTACCTGTATCAATTTTTTCACCAGTAGCTTCAAAAACAAAATCGCCAAATTTTAAAACATCTTCATTTATTAGTGTTTCTTGATATTGATAAGTAAAATTTGCATTGATTGTAGAAAATTGATTGCTTACATTTCCAAAATTGGTTGCAAAAGTTCTATACCCAACAGACGCCACACTTGATGCAGTAGATGTTGAAGTTAATTTCCTCATGTCATCTATAAAATCAGAAATTTTATCCATTAGATCTGCCTTACTAACACCTACTTTTCTAAATTCAGCTTCTTCTTCATCATTTCTAGTTGGTGATGAAGCTGGTCCAAATGTATTCTCTAAATCATTATACACATCAAATAAAAATCCACCTTTAATAATCTGTTTCCACTTACCACCATCAGGTTTAGAAGCATCAAAAAGATTTCTATTTGCATCAAGTAAATCCTTCAATTTTTGATCATCTGTATTATCAGAATAACAAATATTTTGTAATTCTGAAAAGTAGGATTTTATTTTTATTAGCGTGAATTTATTTTTTGCCTCTCCTTGTAGTGAGGCAGCTAATAATCCATCAAGTTCTCTTTCAAATGCAGTAACAAGGTCTTTAACTTTAGTCTGGTTATAACCAATTTTCATTTTTCTAATAGTAGAATTAATCAATCTACCAATCAAAGAATCACCCCAATTTACTTCATTTCCAGCAGGTGCTTCTTCTAGTAATAAAGAATATCCTTTGTGTCTAACTTTTGGTTTATTTACACTGTATATAAGATTGGACTTTTTCATGAAAAATTTAGAGTTTTTTTGTATATATTAAATTTTTTATCTATATTTGTATAAATAAATCAATTACCTATGACAAACAACATTATAATGATTGATCTCACACAGTTCAAAGAAACTGATGAAAAAAAATCTATAAATCAGATCTCAAATTATCTTGAGTCATTAGGAATGAATACAAATATTAAATGGTTAGCTGATGATTTACACTCAGCAAAGTCTGGGTTTATGGTCTGGGGCAAACCGTTTACTTACCAAAAAAATTGGACAAAAGTTTGGTTCTTTAAAGATACGCTCAAAATTTTTGCCTTTGAAAACAGCACAGGAAAACATTTTACACAAGACTTCATAAGTTTTATGGAATCAGTTCAGTCACTTACACCTGGTGATACTCCTGTTTTTTTTAAGTCTGATCCATACATACCATATGATGATGAAAGAGATCCGGTCATATCTGAATGCAAAACCATAGATGATGTTCTTGATAAAATTAACAACTATGGTATTGATTCTCTAAGTGACTACGAATTAAAAATACTTCAAAGAAATTCGTAAAAGTTATGGTTTTTTAGTATATTTTGTCCACTTTTTGAAGAATTTACCTAATCTACCTTGCTGAGGTTCAGTTGTATTAAGATTACCTCTAGCCTGACCAGCCGCATTAGGAGCAGTTTTTTTAAAAATAAATTCACATTTTTCGTAAATCATTCTAGCCTCTTGCTCTGAGCAATCTAACTGGCGTATCTCACTATAAGACATCTTTGGAGGTCCACTTGCAACAGGTTGTCTTGTATTACTCTTACTACGAGTCTCAAAAGGATTAAATCCACCAGTCGTTGATTTAGATTTTTCTGCTTCTTTCCCAGAGGCAATGTAAACTTTATAAGTATCTTCCAAGGTATCATGAGTAACATCAACTCTATACTCAGTATTCGGATCTCCTTTAAAAAGTCTTGAAATTGTAGTTTTTAAATTACCAAGAGCATAGAAAAAATAATTTCCTGGTTTAGGATTATACACACGTTCTTTATTGAAATCATCATTTGCTATATAATCTGTTGGTACATTCTTGAGATAATTAGTAATTTGTTTGGCTAAATCTTCGTCATTGCCTGTTTTGCCAAAAGTTTTACCAATTTTACTTATTCCCTTTTCTATTTTTGAAAGGGCTGCTCCTGATTTCTCAGCAGCACCGGGACCAAATCCTGCTACTGCTGCTGCGATAGCGCCTATTCCAAGAAGTCCAGCCACTACTGATTCATTAAACTCCTCAAATCTTTGAATTTTATTTTTCATAATATTTAAAATATATTTTTATTATATATTACTTTCTGTAAGTATTTTTCTAAAAAATCCACCTATTAAATTTAGTGACAAAAAAAGTAGAATATATACCTCAAGTTTTTACTTTTTACTCATGAGATACTTAGAATTGATATACGATGGTAAATCCATCAAGAATCAGAAAAAGATAGAAGAAATCTTACAATCAAAAAAATTTTACTGGCTGATTGACTCAGAAATTGAGGAAGCTAAAATTGAAATCAAAAAAGATACAATTATTTGGCACTCTGGGTATTTTTTAGGAATTTGGCCTTTTGGTATTTTTAAAAGTGGTGAATTTCACGGCAAATGGATAAATGGAATTTTTGAAGGCGGAATTTTTTTAGGCACAGGCAATATAAATAATTTAGAATAATGAATATTAATCTTTTGGATATAAAAAATAACATAGAATCAATGAAGAAGAAAAAAGTTGAAACCATAAGAACTTTCAATTTCTGGTCAAACGACTTAATCAAAATAGATAAAGAAGGTGATCAATATTATTTTGAGATTGGAAATGAAATGACAACAGATATAGCAGAAGCAGTGGCTTTAGCAATATCTATGAAAAATAAAATTGACGATGATTTTTGGAATATTGAAATTAAAAATATTGATTTATATAATATAAGACCAGATTTAGCAATTTATTGGCTTTCAGGAGGTGACTGGGAATGGAAAGTACAAAGTAACTATAAAAAAAATTGGCACGACTGTAGTTTAATTTTTCAAGAAAAATTCGGAATGACTATCTTTTCCATATTAAAAAAATCTAAAACATTAGGAGATATTAGAAATGAATTTTTAAAAAAATTAAATATATCAATACTTTATGAATTCGCATTAGAAAATAATTTAACTTAAATAAAAAACCTGTTTGAATTTCAAACAGGTTTTTTTATATATACACTTACATGAAAGCACACTTTATAGACTTAAACATCGTTTTAAAAACTGAATCAAAAGCATGGATTGTTGATAAATCTAAACCCAACATCGCATTATTGAAACTGGATCCATCAGATTTAGAATTATTTAAAAGCGGAATTTATAAAACACAAGGAAATAAAATTTCTTTCAATGGAAATTCTTTCTGGTTACCAACTAGTTTTATGAATAAAATAGAGATCAAGTGTAAAAAAGTCGGAGCTAATGTGGCAAATTTGGGAATTTCATTCCAAGAATTTTTGAATACCGACTTAATTGAAAATATCCCAGTTGAATTTGATCTTTCTGTTTTCAACAACATAATCAATACTAATGATGACATCTACATTTTTTGTTCTAAAAATACTAAAGAAAATTTCAAAAGTAAAATTGAAAAATTAAAAGAAAAATTGGCTGATTTAGGATTACAAATCAAAGATTTTTATTATCTATCCGAAACTTATTTCAATCAAGACCATGATTTTATAGCTTATATTAAAAATAAAATATTAATACAACACTTAGTTGGCTATAAATGTAAAGATAATACTTTCACTTCTGATCAAATAACTAATTATGATGAAATTACATACTACGATGACGATTTGGCATCAGTCACACTTTCCAAAAATATAAACGATGTTTTAGAAAAATTATTAATTAATTCAGAAGAAACGACCAAAAAACTTTGTCGTGAAAAATTGCAAACCGAAGATAATATTTTAAAAATTAAATATTATACACATAATAAAGCTAATAAATTTATTGAGAGTGTTGTATATCTGAAACTATCTAACTTGATAAAAACTTTTGAAAATTTTAACTTTTTTTCTTCTTCATTGCCTCGCTAATCAAGTCATTTAACTTTTTACCATCAACAATATCAGTGCTTTTAGTATCGTTTGATTTTGTGGGGATCTTCATTTGAGCAGCTACTTCTTGTAAATCTTCTCTAAATTTCTTATAATATTCTTCTAATTCAGTTCTTTGTGAAGAAGAAAATTTCGAGTTTTCTCGGATTTCACGTATAGTTTGATTGATAACTTCATGCATTCTTGCTGATGAATCACCATTATCAACTTGACGCATTTGTGTTAGAAAGTTTTTTCTAGTCATCTTAGACAAGAAAAGTGTTTCAGCATAAACTAAAGCATCTTCACGGACTTTATTTCTGATATATGGATGATTTTTTAAATCACCAAATTCACTTAAATACAAATCCACCAATGATTCTATGACTTCAAGACCTTTTTGTGATACTGTGGTAAGATCTGCATCATAGTCATATAGTTCTATCTGACCTAAATCCGGTAAATCATCAATTTTAGCCAAATGTGTGGCTATATCAAAATTTTCACTTTGTAATTGTATAATATCGAACTCATCATTAATTCGATTATGTTCTCTTTCTGTTTTTGACATCGTACCCATAACTCCTGTATATATACAAAGAATTAATCCCTGTGGATTTTTTTCAAAAAAACAGAAATTTTATGTCAAGACAAATAATCTGGAACACAAAAATGATTGAAGAAGCAACTGAAAAAATCAATAATGGTTTTGTATTAAGTCGTTTAGATAACCCATTCTTTGAAAAAACTGTTGGTCTTCGAGCACCGTCTATTGTTTTCAAAATGTCAGAAATGGAACAAGAAGAATATATTCAATGTGCAATTGATATTCACTACTTTGCTTCTAAATATTGTTATATTAAAGGTGAAGAAGGACAACCAATTATTATTCCTTTAAGAGATTATCAGAGTGAGATTCTTGATAATTTTTTCAACAATCGTTATAATATACTAATGGCTGCTCGCCAATCTGGAAAAACGATATGTTCATCAATAATGATGTTACACTATGTACTTTTTAATAATAATAAAAATGTGCTCGTAACTGCTAATAAATTAGACACAGCAGTTGAAGTTTTAGATAAAATTCGTGAAATATATCAAAGATTGCCATTTTTTCTACAACAAGGAATTATTAATTGGAATCAAAAATTTATGGTCTTTGAAAATAAAAGTCGTATTAAAGGATTTGCAACCACAAAGACATCATCTATTGGTCAAACTGCTGACTTTTTATACTTAGACGAGTTTGCTTATTTACCAGATAATATCGCAGAAAAATTTTACAAATCAGTTTTTCCAACAGTTTCAAATATTGAAAACTCTAAAATTATTATCACTTCAACACCCAATGGATTCAATTTATTTCATAAATTGTTAACCGAGGCTGAAAAACCAGAGGGTGAGAAATCTTCCTACTTGGCAAAAAGAGTTTATTGGTGGCAAGTACCTAAAAGATTTGCGACTTATATAAGATTAAATCCAAAAAAATGCGAAGAACTAAATATAAACAAAGATTTGGTACTGGAATTTTTAAAAGAAAGTTATCCAAAAAACGAACACACTTTGAAATACAATGATGAGTTAAAGAAATGGGTTATAACTACATTAAATAATTCTGATTGTACAGAAGAAGATATTTTGGCACAATCAATAAATGATATAAAGTTTTTAGAGTTTGCAGATATTACTACTTGGAAAAAAGAAACTATTAAAGATATAGGTGGTGAAGAAGCATTTAATCAAGAATATGATCTAAGATTTATTAATTCATCAAGAAATCTTTTAAGTGAAACACTGATTGATGAACTCATGAAAAATAAAAAAATATTTGCATGGAAAAAAATTGATGAGTTTGAGGGTAAATTAAAGTTCTCTTATCAAGATTTCAAATGGATACAAGATCCGGATATTTTTGATTTTGATAAAAAGAAATTATATAAAATAATTTTATCTGTTGATGTCGCTGAAGGATTGGGTCAAGATTCAACAGTTATAAATTGTTTCAAAATAGGTGTAAAGCCTCAAGAATTAATTGAAAAACAAAAACATAAGTATAAGTCAATAGTTGATGTAATTGAACTTCAACAAATAGGTATTTTCAGAAGTAATTTAATATCTGTAAAACAACTATCAGAGTTATTATATTTAACAGCTTTTGAATTTTTTGATCCTGAAATGGTTAAAATAGTTTTAGAAATCAATACTTACGGCAATGAACTTTTAGCTCACTTACCGAATGTTTTTGAAGGTTCTAATAACTATGGTTCTTCAATATTCTTCAAATTTAAACATAGAGCGGATGCAGTAGAGGAAAAAATTGGTCTTAAAGTAGGAGAAAATAAAAATATTTTAGTTAAAGAATATCAAGATAGAATGGAAGATAGATCCATTATTATTTATAACGATATAAATATATCAGAAGTAACAACATTTATTAAACACACAACATCAGCAGGTAATATTAGATATGCAGCAGATGGTTCTGCACACGATGACACAGTAATGACTATTATTGACATGTGTTCAATATTTGAAAAAAATAATTTCAAACAAATATGCGAAGAATACATAGAAAATATTAATGATAGTGTTGAAAAAAATTATATAAAATCTATATTCCAAGAATTAGAAGCATCACAAGGGACAGATTACACACAACTTCTGGATATTAGAAGAAAAAGATTAGCAAGTAATAGATACAAAAATGACGTTTTATCAACGAAATGGGACAACCCATATAAAAAGTATAACTAAAATAAAATGAAACAAATTCAAATAGTAACTGATCCAGTAGTAGAAGGTACAGTTCAACTTACAGAAATTCAACTACTTGAACTTATAAACAAAGATGGTTTAGTCTCAGTATTACAATCTTATGAATTACCCGAAGAGTTCATACTCAAATGGGGACCTGGAAATTCCGAATTTGATGGATTACCAAAAAGTATAATCATGTCACAATGTTGTTTAAGTGAAAATTTTATCAAAAAGGCATTGGAAACAAGATATCTTGATTTAGAAGATATTTATGAACTTAACATGAAAACTTATTCAAAATTATCTTCTGAATTCATAGATTTATATGACGAATTTATAAATTGGGAAAGAATGATTTTATATCTATGTTCTTCTGAACAAGTTGATAATATTGAAAAATATGAATGGATTATTGATAAATTTAATCTATGGAAATTAATCAGTGCAAACAACTTACCAATTGAATTTATCAGAAAACATAAAGATAAATTAGATTGGAGAATTGTATCAATTATTTCCGAGTTTTCTGATGAAGAAAAACAAGAATTTGTTGAAGAAATTCCAAACTTTGAATCTGAATGGGAAGAATTCAATCAAAAAGAAAATGAAAAGATTTTTGGAAAAGATTTATCCAATCTTTCCACTAAAAGTATTAGACACATGATTTCTGAAATTAGTGAAAAATATGATAGAGAAGTTGAAATCAAACACACTGTTGATAATGCAACAAAAGAAGATATTGAAAAGATAAAACAATCTATTCAAAATGGTGATTTGGGGTGGTAGGTGAACTTTTATGGCAAAATATTTTTCTAATGATCAATATTAAAATTTGATCACAAATCTTTATAATTGAATGTTTGAAACAATTGATTTACTGTGGCTTAGAATCACTTGTTTATATATAATAGTTATGTGTAATAATTTTTTACCCACCCTAAAACACATTAACTATATTATTTCTATCTTTAATGTGAAAAATATTAAAACTATTTTTATCTGTTTTCCATTTTGAATCATAAGGACTGCTATGTTGTAATTCAACATCAAATTCAACTTCATATCCAATATCATCACCAAAATCTCTTATAGATTTGATAATCCCAACACCATTTATTGTGATTTCTTTACCATCACCCTGTTTTCTAATTATGTCTTTAACTTCTATACTCTGTCTAACAAAATAATGTTGAATTACATTATCTACATTTTCGTTGAATTTTCTAATATGTTTCATAGTTTTAATTTTTTCTTTTATATATTAAATAATATTTTTCATTTTTAACCCATTCTAATCAAATTCATCGGTTAAGTCAAGTTTAGTGCTTCTAATCTCACACTACATATACACCCAACCGTTATATTCAATATTCTATGAAAAATCTATCACAAATCTCATAATTTTCCATTTCAAGAGCATCAAGATAATCATCGCAATTCTTTTTAGTATCAGAACTAAAAGGTATAATGTCTGAAAACTCCTCTCTCAATTCAATAATTCTTTTTAATCTATCACATTAAAATTCTTTGTATTTACCATTTTAAACAATGCTAATATGGCAATGAAAAAGATTACACCTTTATTTGTTTGCTGCCATCATAAATGTGCGTCAAAATCATTCGGAAAACGAGATGATAGTTGTATATTCTCACGTTGTTTTCTAACGCAATCTAAATGTCTTTTACTGATAATTATTTTTTCCATAGAATACTAAATATAACAGCAAATATAAGAAATAAATCTTACTTTGTCTATTTTTTAATGAAAAGATTTACTTCTCATATTTGCAACCGTTATATCCAGTTTTTTCAAGAGTATCTTTCAACCAACCGTATTCCTTTAAATTATTTTTTGATATGAAATTTTCTAAATCTGAATTGAATACAAATCCCATAAATTGTGCTCTATTATCTCTGGTACTAAATTCACCATATGTTTTTGATGCTAATAAATTACCAGGTATTTAAGTTTTGTGTTTCAATTTAAGAAAAAACTACATATATCTGTAGTCGTTATGTGTAATAAAAAATAACTCT